TTTGTGGGAAGATTTAACATGGCCTACGAAACCCTAATAAATATAGTGAATAGAGGAAAGTAAATAATGCCATTCATAGGACAACAACCGATTACAGGTGCTTATCACAAGTTGGATTCAATCACAACTTCGGCAACTGCTACCTATAACTTGCAGTTGAATGGTGGTGCGTATTACCCAACTAGTGCTAATCACTTGCTGGTTTCACTCAATGGTGTTATGCAGGCTCCACAAGACTCATTCACAGTCAGTGGTTCACAGATTACATTTGCAAGTGCTTTAACAAGTTCTGATAACATCGACTTCATCATGGCACTCGGTGATACACTGGATATCGGTGTTCCAAGTGCTGGAAGTGTAAACACAAGTCAACTTGCAGATGGTGCTGTTACTAGTGCAAAACTTGCTGGGTTGACTGATTCAGATATGCCTACGGGTAGTGTGTTGCAGGTTGTGCAGGGAACAACTAATACAGATGTGTCTATTACTGGATCCACTTATACAGACTCAGGGTTGTCTGCATCTATAACACCTTCAAGCACATCTAGTAAAATTCTTGTTCTTGTGAATCAATCTACTTATTTGTATGGATCATCGAGTGCTGTTCACGGGGGCGTTCGTTTACTCAGGGATTCTACTACAATTCTTAATCCTTTTACGGATTTTACCGGCCCACTTGAACCGTATATTGAAACAATTGGAGCCAGTCAGATGTATCACAGTTGGAGATTTAATATCAATTACCTTGACAACCCATCAACAACATCATCAGTAACTTACAAAACGCAGGGGGCATTAAGAAGCCCAGGATCTAGTAGGACGTTACGATTCCAAACAGCTGCCGGAAGCATTACTGGAACATCAACTATTGTTTTAATGGAGATTGCAGGATGATAAGTTTTAAAATCAAAGCAATTCATGCACTCCGCCCTAACGCTGAATGGGTATTGCGTGATGACGAACTAGAGTGGATCGACACAGAACAGTCTGAACCAACAGAAGAAGAAATTCAAGCAAAGATTGATGAACTTACTGCCGCAGAACCTCTAAAACTTCTTCGTGCAGAAAGAAACGCTAAACTCACAGAAACAGATTGGGTTGTCACTATGCACAAAGAACTAGGAACAAACATTCCTGCCGCATGGAAAACATACAGACAAGCACTTAGAGATATTACAGATACCTACACATCATTGGATGATGTTGTTTGGCCGGAGAAACCATAATGGCATTGATTAAGTTAAATAACCGTTCCTCAGAAGATAATGCGATTCACGGTAGAAGGAATCTGATTATCAACGGCGACTATTCTGTTAATCAAAGAGGCGTAATAAGTTCAAGTGCAACATCAATCTCTTCCAACCAATACATTATAGACCGTTGGTGGTTAAGAAAATCAAGCTCTACATCAAACAATGTGTCTCTATTAGAAGACCAATCTGTAACTGGATTAACAAGTTTAACTAATGTATTAAAGTTAGAAAATTTTAATGATTCTGCTTGGGTTGGTCAGTATGTTGAGATTGCCACCAATAAGTTCATCAGTAACCAACAAGTGACAGTCTCTTTTTACGCTAAAGCAGATGCAAACCTTAGTGGGTTTTCTGTGTTTTTACATACTGGCGGTGGAGAAGGCGGAGACCACGGTGCGCCTTATTTCACTCAAAATGAAACTGTAACAACTTCTTGGCAAAGGTTTACATACACAATGACTGTTGGAACTCTTGCAAACGATAGTGCCGGAGGTTATTTAACATTAGGTTTCGGACAAGCAGATACAGATACATCTTTGTATTTGGCAGGAGTCCAATTAGAAGTTGGCTCAGTTGCCACGCCGTTCGAGCACCGTTCATATGGAGAAGAACTTTCGCTTTGTCAACGTTATTACTACAATCATATTACAGCAGGTTCGGGGTCAGAGGCATTAGTAACAACTGCAACAAGTTATAATAGCACCTCTGCTTATTGTGGAGTTCGTTTTCCAGTAACAATGAGAAGTATTCCAACTATACGTCAGTATAATGCAACAGACGCTTGGCAATATTATAACAACAATCAGTCTGATAGATTTAATTCCTTCTCTATGTTTGGCGCAAGCCAATCATCAATTAATCAAGCAATGATTAACAATGGTCAAGGTATGTCTATAACAGCAGGACAATCTGGAAACTTCCAAGGTGGAAATAGTGCCTGTTATTTACATTTTGATGCGGAGTTATAAAAATGGAAAATATGAATATTACAGATGCAAGATATAATTTAGATTTCAATGGAAATAATACATCTATATCTGCTATAATTGATGGAGAATATCTTGTTATTCCATTAGGTGCAGAAGGTAACAGACACTATGATGAAATCATGCGCCAAGTGGAAGCAGGCGACTTAACCATTGCAGATGCAGAATAAATAAAAGAAACGAATTAGGAAGAGACTTAGATGCCAATTTCAAAGATTAAAGGTAACGCAATCAACGATGGTGCGATTACGCTTGCAAAGACAGATTCTTTGTTTGTGAACACAGAAATCAGTGGCACAGAGGCTGCTCGTATGCCTGTGGGAACAACTGCACAGAGAACATCTGCACAATCTGGTGATATTCGATTCAACTCTACTATCGGACTTATGGAATATTATGATGGAACAAACTGGAAAGGTATTGATGCTGCCCCAACCATTAGTTCTATTTCTCCAACTGTTCTTATCCCTGCTGGTGGAGAAACCGTAACGGTTACTGGACAAAACTTCGCAACAACAGGTTCTATATCTGCCACACTTGATGGAACTTCATTTTCTTCTGTTTCTGTTAATTCATCTTCCTCTCTTACATTAGGTGGTTCTCCTGCCAAAACTGCTGGAGACTATACATTAGAAATTACAAATCCGTCTGGACTGTCTGCTCAATTTACAGTTTCGGTAACTGGAACTCCAGTTTGGAATACTGCTGTGAATACAGTTTTGGAAACTGTGTTTAATGGTGATACTGTTAATAACACGACTCTTGAAGCTACTGATGATGGTGATTCTACTGGAGTAACATATGCATTGACCTCTGGTTCATTGCCTACTGGACTTTCTTTGAATACATCTACTTGTGCAATTACTGGAACAGCAGACACTTCGTCTTTAACTGCTGCAACAACATTTAATTTTACAATCACTGCAACAGATGATGATGGGCAAACAACTGCAAGACAATTCAGAATAGATGCATCTCCAAACTACTTCGGTGACAGTAGTGATGGTGATTTATCAACATAAGATAGGATAGAAGAAAAATGGCAAATGTAACATATACAGTTCCAAATAAGAACGGTTCTTATGATGGAGATATGGTAGTTAAACAATATAATTCTGTTACTATCAATGCTGGAGATACAGTAACCGTAGACCAACCTTGTCGTGGACTTTTCATTTATTGTAAAGGTGACATGACAATTAACGGAACTCTCTCTATGTCTGCTCGTGGTGCAGCTGCAAACCCAACATCTTCGGGCGGTTCAGATAGTAATGCTGTTGGGGCAAGTGGACTCCAGTATGGTTTCTTCGATGGTTCATCAACAGATTCTCTTACAATGGATGGAACAACATTCAATGGTTGTGGAACGGCAGTAAGAAGTGCAATTGCAAACGCACTTGATGGTTCTGGAACTAGTTATAAAGTTCATGCAATTCCAAGAACTGCTGGTTCTGGTTCTCCAAGACCTTCTGTTGCAGCAAATGGCACGGCAGAAAATCCCGCTGACATTCGTGGTGGAGAAGGCAGTTATGGTGCGATACACTTCGGTGGCGGCGGCGCTGGAGGACAAGCATACGAAACCTATAACGGACAGGGCGGAACAGGTGGAAATTCAACTTGTTTCTCTGGTGGCTCTGGTGGCGGTGGTGCTGCAGGCGGTGGTGCTGCTGACAGTGGCCACAGAGGTAATGATGCAAATGCCTATGCTGGTGTCGGTGGCACAGGTGGGAATCACAACGAAAGTGGTGGATCCAGACCTAAAGGAACTGGCGGTGCTGGTAATCCAGGCGGTGCAGATGGTTCTGTTGGAAATGAGGGAAACAATGATGCTGGTGATGGAACTGGTGGATTGATTATTCTTGTAGTTGGTGGTGATTTAACGATTGGTTCATCTGGAATAATTATGGCAAACGGAACTCGTGGTGGTGATTCAACTTCATCTGCTGATAACTCTTCAATGGGTGGTGGTTCTGGAGGCGGACATATTGTTATCATCTGTAAAGGAACTGTGACAGCTAATGGTTCGACTATTTCTGTTGGACAATATGTTGGTAATGCTGGTTCTCAAGTTGGTAGTTCTGGAACATGGGGCGACACCAATTACAATATTGTTGCATGGGGTGGCCGTGGTGGCAAAAACCCAAGTGGCGATGTTCCAGTGCAACATATGTATACTGGAACAAGTTTAACAAGACAAGGTGGTGCTGGTGGTAGAGGACTAATCTCTATCTACTCTGCTGCATAAAAAATTCTAAACCCCCGAAAGGGGGTTTTCTTTTAACATCTAACACACAATCCTTATAAATAGATGAAGAAGGAGACTGTGTTCAGATGGCNACNATTTCAAATATATTTATAGATCAAGGTGCTGACTTTTCCACTACTGTCACAATCAGTGATAGTGATGGTTCTGCACTTGACTTGACAAGCTATACAGCATTAGCACAGATTCGTAAGACTTACGAATCGACAACTGCAACTGACTTTACTGCGACATTTGCTGCCGACAGGACTACAGGTCAAATTACAATCTCACTTTCTGATACCCAAACTGCCGCTCTAGAATACGGACGTTATGTTTATGATCTTGTCATAACAGATACCGTTGGTGTTAAGACTAGAGTGGTTGAGGGTATTGCTACGGTTAATCCGAGCGTATCAAGGAGCTAAGATTAATGGCAATCAAGGCAACCATTAATAATAATAGAACCGTAGTAGGTTCAGTATCACAGGGGAATCAACCCCAAGTAACTCGTGTTACAGTGCCAGGGCCTAAGGGAGACTCTGGTGCAACTGGTGGTAAACTCACAGAACTTGCAGACGTGGATGCAACATCTGTTCAAGATGGCGCAATGATTCAGTATTCTGCAACTACTGAGAAATTTGAGATTACAAACCGTATTGAAACCGATACAGGCGAGATTCGTCTAAACGGTGGAACGTTCTAAAAACTATAATAAGGTAGAAAAAAATGGCAACAATTATTCAAATTAAACGCACCACAACTGCCAACCTACCATCTACGTTGGAACAGGGGGAGCTCGCATATCTTTACGATACCTCTGCAACCGATACAGATGCCGGTGGTAACGGTGGCCGACTCTTTATTGGTGATCCGACAACCAATACAAATACTCCATTAGTAATCGGTGGTAAATATTACACTGATTTGATGGATCACGCACAGGGAACTTTGACTGCAAGTGCAGCAGTTCTCGTAGATGCAAACAAAAAAGTTGATGAGTGGAATGTTGATAATATTAAAATCAACGGAAATGCAATTACATCAACAGATACAAACGGAGACATTTCAGTTACGCCAGACGGAACTGGTAAGTCTATCGTTTCTAACATGTATGTGGACGCAACCACATCTCTACAAGAATACATTGAGGATATCTCTGGTGGAACTTATGTAGAGGGTGAAGGTATCGACATTACCTATGACGATGGTGCAGGCACAACAACCATTTCTGCTGAAGATGCAACCGATACGAATAAAGGTATTGCATCCTTTGATTCAAATGACTTTGTAGTAACTGGTGGTGCGGTTACTGTTAAGGCTGGATCAATCGAAAATGGTGACTTGGCAGGTTCTATTACAAATAATAAACTTGTAAACTCAACCATCACAATGTCTGGCGATAGTGGTTCAAACGCAGTTGACTTAGGCGATACATTCGCAATCAATGGTGACACTGGTATTACTACAACTGTTGCTGGTGACACTGTATCCATTGACTTGGATGATACCGCAGTAACGACTGGTTCATACGGTTCGTCTACTGAGATTCCAGTAATCACAGTTGACCAACAAGGACGATTGACTGCGGCATCAACTGCTAGTGTTGCAACAACATTGACAATCGGTGGTGACTCTGGTAGTGGTTCAGTTGACCTTCTCAATGACACATTCAGTGTTGTTGGTGGAGAAGGTATTGACGTTTCTGTTTCTGGAACAGATATCACTGTTTCTGGTGAAGACGCTTCTGACACAAACAAAGGTATTGCAACTTTCGCAAGTGCAGACTTCACAGTTACATCTGGTAACGTAGTGATTGCGGCTGGTGGTGTTTCAAACGCACAACTCGCTGGTTCGATTGCAAATTCTAAACTTGTCAATGACTCAATCACAATCGGTTCTGATGCAACTGCACTAGGTGGTTCTATCACAGACTTGAATGGATTGACTTCTGTTGATGTTGATAACTTGACATTGGACGGAAACACAATCTCTTCTACTGATACAGACGGTGATGTAAACCTAACTCCAAATGGACAGGGAACAGTTATCGTTCCTACTGGTTACGAATCACGCACTGGTTTCCAAGATCAATCTCTTGTAAACAAAGCGTATGTTGACCAAGTTGCAAACGGACTTGATGTTAAAGCATCTGTAAAAGTTGCAACTACAGAAAACCTTTCTGCAACTTACAACAACTCTAACGGAACATTGACTGCAACTGCTAACGGCGCAATCTCAATTGACGGTGTTACACTTTCTGTTGACGATAGAGTTCTTGTTAAAGATCAGACAGACGCAAAACAGAATGGTTTCTATAAGGTAACAACAACTGGTGGTGCATCTGCGGCATTCGTTCTTACAAGAACTCCAGACGCAAACGAAGCATCTGAGATTACTGGTGGTGCGTTTACTTTCGTTGAAGAAGGAACAAACAACGCAGACAACGGTTACGTTGCAACACACAATGGAACTCCAACACTTGGAACAGACAATATCACATTCGATCAGTTCTCTGGTGCTGGACAGATTTCAGCTGGTGCGGCACTTACCAAAACTGGTAACACACTAGACGTTCAAGTAGACGATTCTTCTATTGAAGTTTCTGGTGACTCGCTACAAGTTAAAGCATTGGGTGTCACTAATGCAATGTTGGCTGGTTCAATCGCTAACACCAAGTTGACTAACTCAACCATCACAATGGCTGGTGACTCAGGTTCACAGGCGATTGACTTGGGTGATACATTCACAATCACTGGTGGTTCTGGTATTACTTCTGCCGTATCTGGTGATTCTATTTCACTTGGTGTGAATGTAGACAACTCTTCAATTGAAATCTCTGGTGACAGTCTACAAGTCAAGGCACTTGGTATTACCAATGCAATGCTTGCCGGTTCAATTGTGAATGCGAAACTTGTCAACGACTCTGTGACAATCAACGGTTCATCTGTTGCACTAGGTGCATCTATCACACTAGACACTGGTGACTTTGCAGAGAACGGCAATCTCTTCTACACAGACGAAAGAGTTGATGACAGAATCAATAACTTGTTTGTTGCTGGTGAAGGTATTGACTTCACATACGATGATGTAAACAATACATTCACAGT